ATAGGAAGAATAATAAACGTACAAGATAAAAATTATACATTGAAAATTTCCAATGGAAAAACCGTTATTTTAGAAGAGGAGAAATTTCAAAAACTATTGAAAAAGGAACAGATATCTTTGTCGAAGTATGATGTGTTATATACACAAAAATTTAAAGGTGTTGTTCCTAAATTCATTGATCGTTTATATTCGGAGCGTGTTAATGCAAAGAACAAAATGATCTCTCTTAAAAAGGATATTAAGAAACATAAGGATCCTAGTGAAGTTTCAAAACTTGAAGAAAAGATTTTAGATTTAGATACTATTCAAAATGTTTATAAACTTATTTTAAATAGTATATATGGTGTTTTTGGTCAGAAATATTCTCCTCTTTATGATATTGATCATGCCGCTAGTATTACGCTAACTGGACAATCTGTTGTTAAACAAGCATCTGAAATTGTATATGATTATGCTATAAAAAAGGGATTAAATTGCGAAAAAAAGGACATATACATATACGGAGATACTGATAGTGCTTATTTTTCCGTACAACCAATATTGGATTATTTAAACGTAAAGCTGGTAGACAATAATCATATAACAAAAGAAGCTAGAGAAGTCATTAAAGACATTGGTGATTTTTTGAATAAAGAAATTATTAATTGGGCAAAGGATGAATTGAAATCTACCGATCCTCGATTTGTCTTTAAACAAGAAGCTATATGTGATGTTGCTGTTTTTATGGAAAAGAAGAGATATATAATGCATGTTCTAGAATTAGAAGGTGTTTCTCCTAAAGATCCATTTAAATATGTGGGTGTTGAGGTTGTTAGATCTTCTTTTTCAGATCCTACAAAGGATTTAATTAGAAATGTTATTGAATCTGCAATTTTATCTCAAGATAAAGAATCGTCTAATAAAATTTTAAAATCTGCATATCAATCATTTTGTAGTTTTCCTATAGCAGACGTTTCTTTTAGAAGTAAGATTTCAGATATAGAAAAACAAAAGAAGAAAATACGTAGTGATGGTAAAATTGGCTTAGGTACTCCTGTACATGCGAAAGGTGCTATTTATTTTAATAAAATGTTAGAACATTTTGAAATAACAAGTAAACATGAAGCTATTGGTAGTGGAATAAAAATAAAATGGTTTTATCCTGATAAAAATAAATTTAATTTTAATGCAATGGCATTCATAGATGTTTTTCCCAATGAATTAGTTCCAATATTTAATGTAAACTATTCCAAAATGTTTGATAAGAGTGTTATTCCTCCTGTACAACGTCTTTATGATTGTATAGGATGGGCAATGCCTCAAATAACATTAGAAACAACTACTGATTTATTTGATTTATTAGGAAATTAGTATATAATATCAATATGCAATTAAAATTAATAAGCATTACGAATCCTGTTATAGAAGGAATATTGACACCAGAAGATTTGATTAGCTATATTGCTAGGGTTTCAAATCCTAATAATCAAATGAATACTGAGACAGCACCGCGATTGTTAAAGTATTTAATCGATCATAAACATTGGTCTCCTTTTGAACAAGTATCTCTGACATATGAAATTGTAACTTCTAGAGCAATTGCCGCACAAATATTGAGACATAGAAGTTTTTGTTTTCAAGAATTTAGTCAGAGATATAGTATTTCTACACAAATAGAACCCATTGTAATAAGAAAACAAGCAGAAAAGAATAGACAATCTAGTGAAGAACCGTTAGACATTTCAGAAGAAGATGCTACTGAAATAAGAGATCATATTCTTAATGGCATTTCTTTGTATAAAAAGCTAATTGATAATGGAGCAGCAAAAGAATGTGCTAGAATGATACTTCCCTTGTCTACACAAACAACTATTTATATGACTGGAAATCTTAGGAGTTGGATTCATTATGTAAATATTAGAACAGAAGAAGACACGCAACTAGAACATCGTGATATTGCATTAAATATTAAAAAAAGTCTTTCAGAGATATTCCCTAATACAAGTGAAGCATTAAATTGGAATAAACCAAAACATGAATGTAATAATTCTTGTTCTCATGAACATATAATGCACTTACACCAACCTTGACATTTCAAAAACTTATAGTAATATATTAAAGCAATATGAGCGAAACAACAAAAACACTAATAACATTCCTTGATACTGTTGGTAGAACAGTTATGGGAGTACAAAACACAGAAAAATCAAATGATGATATCCTAGCCATCACAAATCCGGTTGTTCTAAATGTAGAACAACAAGATCAAAGTGGTAGAATGTCTGTTAAATTTTTGCCTATTTTCTTTAGAGAATTTTTGGGAGATAAACAAGCAGATATTTGTTATTTTTATAAAAAAGCTAATATCACAGAATCTGACATTAGTGCTCTTGATTTCCGATTGAAGGCACAATATGATCAGATGTTTAATTCTAAAAATGTATTCGTCCCTCCTAGTGAAACACAAGCACCAGCAAATACAGAAAATTCTCCTATAATCAATCTATTTGACGAGTAGTAAAGATTTTTAACAAAAAAAGCAAAACCCCAAAAGTTATTTGACTTTTGGGGTTTTTTGCTTTACTATCATCTATATGGCTAAAAAGAAAAACGAAAACGAAAATGAAGAATCAATTTCTAGCGGAGACGTTAGAGATGCATTTAAAATCTTGGATGATTTAAATCCAGATGCACAGTTTTTAGATGAAAACACACTATCAACTGTTAAAGAATGGATTGACACTGGGTGCATGGCACTTAATGCAATTATTTCTGGATCTTTGTATGGTGGAATCCCAATGGGGAGAATTATAGGATTTGCGGGTCCACAAGCTTGTGGAAAAACTTTAATGGTAAACAAAATTATGGCAAATGCTCAAAAAAAAGGAATGCATGTTGTATATTTTGATACTGAAAATGCGTTGGACAAAGACACAGCAGAGTCATTAGGGTGTGATCCTTCTAAAATAAAACATTGTCCTATTGAAATTATTGAAGAGTGTAGAAATCAAATGGTAAGCTTTTTAAAATCTGTTGTTGAAAATAAATTACAAGGAAAAATCATGATTGCTATCGATTCTCTTGGTAATTTAATCTCTTCTAGAGAATCGAAGATAATAGCAGACGGAAAAGATTCGGCAGATATGGGTTCTAGAGCAGTTGCATTAAAGAGTATGCTTAGAGCAATTACTCACGCAGCAGCAAAGGCTAATTGTCCTATTATTTTTACTAATCATACATATGATAATCCTGGTGCATTGTATCCAACACTAGTTAAAAGCCAATCTGGAGGTTCTGGTCCTCTTTATATGTCATCTGTTCTTGTTCAAATGTCAACAAAACAAGAAAGAGTTGGTAAATCTGACAATAAAAACGCATCAGACGAAACCACTCCTCTTTCTAAGGATGTAAATGGTCTTACCATGAGGGCATTGACTACTAAAAATCGTTTTGTTCCCCCATTTTTGGAGTGTGAAATGTATTTAAATTTTAGAAGTGGTATTTCAAAGTACTCTGGTCTTCTTGAAATGGCAGAGGGTTATGGGATAATCCACAAACAAGGACATAGATATGCATTAGGAGAAGAAGTATTGGGATTTTATAAAGATTGGAAAGACGATGTGTCTGTTTGGGGTAAAATACTTCCTGGTTTAGAAGAAAAATTGCAAACCGAATTAAAATTCAAAAGAGAAGAATAATTTGTTTGCTATTACTAGAAAATAGTAATAACTTCTATTTAGATGGAAAAAACATTACCTTTAAATTTGGATTTATTTGAAAAAATGGTGATCTACAATGCTCTTGTAGATCCCATTTATCTTGAAAGTATCATAGAACATGCTCGACCTTCTTACTTTAAGAACAAAGACATTAAAACCGTCTTTGAAGTTTTAATTCAATATTATTCCTCTTATAATAAAGTACCAAATACAACAGAATTAAAGGTACATTTAATAGAACAAGAAAAACAACAAGCATTAAAGAATGTTGTTCATAGTTTTTCTGATATGGATAAGACATATGATAGGGATGTTCTATTAAAAAACACTGAAAAGTTTTTAAAAGAGAAAGCTGTTTTAAATACTGTCATAAAAACATCTGTAGATGTTCAATCTGGAGAAATCGATTCAGCAAAAATTTTAGAAGATTTTGAAAAGGCTTGTGGAATCTCTTTAGTTGAGAAAATGGGATTTGATTACTTAGAATCTACTGATGAGCATTGTAAAGAGCTTTTAAAGGTATCTAAAACGATTTCTACTGGTTGGAAATGGGTTGATGATAAGATTGGTGGTGGGTTTTTGGCTGAAGGTAGAGCTATTTATGTGTTTTATGGGGTTACAAACGTTGGAAAATCTATTTTTTTGGGTAATATTGCTTCTAACATTCTAAATCAAAATAAAACTGTAGTTTTAATTTCATTAGAAATGTCTGAACAAGTATATTCAAAGAGAATGAGTGCTAATTTGACACAAATATCAATGTCCAATCTTCCAAATCAGATAGAAGATCTTAAAAGCGGAATAGATTCTTATAAAAAAGCACATACAAAGGCTAAACTCATGATTAAAGAGTTTCCACCACAGAGCGTAACTCCTATGCAGATTAAAGCATATATTGATCGCTTGGTAAAGAAGGGTATTAAGCCTGATGCGATTGTAATTGACTATATTAATCTATTAGCACCTCCAGAAAAGGGCAAAAACTCTTATGAATCTATCAAAGCTATTACAGAACAGATTAGAGCACTGTCATATCACTTTGAATGTCCGGTTATAACCGCTACACAAGCAAATAGGAGTGCTTATGGAGAGGCTAATCCAGGATTGGAGACTATGAGTGAGTCTATGGGACTGTCACATACCGCAGATGCTCAATTTTCTATTTGGTCAGAAGAGGGAGATGTGGAACTTGGTCAAATTCACCTAGGAATTAATAAAAATCGTTTTGGACCTATACAATGCCATACTGTTTTGGAGTTAGACTATCCTACTTTAACACTAAGAGATCCTAGCGATGTATCTCAGATGTTTATATCTACGAAGAAGACTATTCCAGGATCTATAGCTGCTATTAAGAACATAGCAGATACCTTGAATTGTATTGAAAGTTTAGATCAAGATGATTGATTTATTAAAAACTTGTGTAAATATAAGTCAAATGGCAACTTGTCATCATATTTATACAAATAAAAGCTTAGA